TGCGGCTTATTATAAGTTGTCACCAGATCGGGCAGCGCATTTCTTTGCTCAAACAGCGCATGAAAGCGGCGGCTTCAAAGCTTTTAGCGAAAACCTTAATTATAGCGCGAAAGGTTTACGCGGTACTTTTGGTAAGTATTTCCCGAATGAAGCAATTGCTAGGGCGTATGAGCGACAGCCAAAAAAAATCGCTAATCGGGTATATGCAAATCGCATGGGCAATGGTGATGAAGCGTCTGGCGAAGGATTCGCGTACAAAGGACGAGGGGCGCTCCAATTAACGGGCAAGGCGAATTACCAGGCGTTTGCAAATTATGTGCGTCGCCCTGACATTATGGACAATCCCGATCTGGTAGCCACTGAATTGTGCTTTGAGAGCGCATTATGGTTCTTTGACCGTAACAGGCTGTGGGGCATCTGCGATCAAGGCACAGGCGATGCTGCGATCCTTGCGCTGACAAAGCGCATAAATGGTGGTACACATGGTCTGGATGACCGCAAAGCAAAGACTAGGAAGTATGCAACATGGCTTTAATTCCTAACCCCATGATGCTGTATGCACTGGGCGGCGCTCTAATACTTGGCGCAGCATCTGGATATAAAGTACGCGATTGGCAGTGCGATGCAGCTTTTGCAAAGGCGCTGGAAAAGGCTGAAAAGCTAAGAGTCAAAAAACAAGAGGTAGTAGATAATGTTTCGCAAACCTACGAATTTGAACGAGATCAAGCCAATGTGGTATCAACAGAACGAACAAACACCATTCGTGAAATATACAAAACGGCTCCTGCCGTTGCTGCTGATTGCGCTGCTCCTGATGCTTTGCGCGGGTTGCTCGAAAGCAGTGTCAGTGACGCCAATGCCGCTGCCTCCGGCAAATCTGGCGTCGAAGTGTCCAACACTAAATAACCCACCAGCCGTTCTGATTGATCCAGACCGTGGGCTGTGGGAGGCAGACATCATTGCTAAGTACACAGATTGCAGCGTCAAGCATCGCCTGACAGTGCAAGCATGGGAAGAGGCAGTTAAGATTCGTTAGGGATCAGTCCCACCAATCTTCTTCCATCTCTTTGCGCTCTTCTGCGGTTGTCTTTGGTGCAGTTACCATCAGGTATGTGGTAAAAGCTAGCAGCCCTATGATCACAAATAACAGCGGTGTGTCGTTCATTTGCTTTGCTCCTGCTCCTTACGGCGCTTGACCTCCGCAAAGGTCAAACCCTCTGAGTTCCGTAGCGGAAATGAATTTTCAGATGATACACGATAAGCCCTGCCACGCGGGGCCATTTGACCTATTTTAATCATCTGCCAATACCTCCGGTGCTGGTTGCAAGCCTTCCATAAACTTTGCCCAGACTGCCAAAGCACCTTTTATAAACGGGCCATCATCTTGCTCACCATCTCTAATCTGGCGAATAAATTCTACGTTGCCGTGCGTCATCTCAACGTGATCGGCAACAATGCTTCTAAGTTCGATCAATGTCATATCAAAATACCCTTGCTAATTTCTGGTTCCAATACCGTTTCTCTTCGCCCTCTGTCCGTGCGGCATGATATTTAAACAGGGCAATAGCCAACGGATCGTATCCACGGCCATTGTGCGTTGAGATTGGTGGCGCTAAAGGAATTGCGTCCTCATCAGGATTCCTGCGTTTAGTGGTAGCAGGAAAATAAGTGAGGGCATGGGTCAGGTCGCTCATCTTATACGATGTGCCATAGTCCCGATTGATGTGCGCTAACACTGAACTTCTGTCAGAAATGTAGCTACAAAGATGGCGTACTTTATGTCGTATATCAGGTCGCATTTTTATAATCCTTAATATAATCAGTTATTTGTAATTTGGCGTCTTCAGCGCCAGCGCAAATAAAGCATGTGTATCCTTTAGATGCAAGATAATTTATCCAATCTTTTTGCTCTGGCGATAATCTGCCACCCCTAACTCGCTTCATTTCGATCCAAAGCTTGAGTTCTGGAATAAACAGATCAGGAACGCCTGGGCTTACACCTTCAACTTTAAGCTTGGCGGCAGATGCCTTTGATCGAAGTCCACCGTTTGGAATTGCGAATATGCGCATTGGTCTGTGGGTCTGGCGAAACCACATAACCAGCCGTGCCTGTTCGTAATGCTCTGAGGGAAATATGTCTATCAAAACGGAACCTCCGAGGACCAGGCGGCGCACTGCCCTTGGCTGTTAATAAATTCAACTGGCGGATACATGTCAAACTTAAAACACTTTCCGTTACCAGAAAAGTGGTCGCAAGTGTGGCAGCATTGGGGCGGACCAGCGTTGATCCATTCCTCATACTGCATCAAAAAGTCTGGCTTAGGCAAACGCTTCATTATTCCATTCCCTTGTTAAAACCCTATGATACTTACCGTCACGCTTATAGCTAATCACAATTGGTGGCTTGCCATTATTAAGGCAATCTGCCCAAGCTTCAAGCGAATCTGCGCCATTAAATGTCGCCCCCGCGCCTTGTGCTATCTTGACCAATTGCGTTATGGCCTTCTGTCCGGCGTATCCCTCATGCGTCACAGGCAGATACTCAGTTACACTTGGATCACTTAACTGGCCGTAATATGACACAGCTAGCATATCCTTGCCACTGGTTTTGCTGGTGTGCTTACGCCAGAGCCATGCAGTGACAACCATCTCTGTGCCAGATACACCCATGATATCATCATTGTGCAACTTCAGAACAGCCTTCTCAGGCTCAGGAAACGCTGCTCCGCAAGCTGGGCATTCCTTGGCGCTTATAGCCACCAGTTCATCACAGTTGTCGCAGACCTTAACCGGAGCCTCACCCGCCCCTCGCCCTTCCTCACCCTTGCGTTGGGGTGGGGTGACAGCGATGATTGGCCCATGCGTCCGCACCACTCCGGCAAAGTCAAGCACCAAGCAATGGTCCGTATGATCCTTCAGCCTCATGCCACGACCAGCCATCTGGACATACAGGCTGGCGCTCATCGTCGGGCGCAGCATGGCAATCAGATCAATGTTCGGCGCGTCAAAGCCAGTGGTCAGAACATTGGCGTTGGTCAGAGCCTTAATACGCCCAGCCTTAAAGTCAGACAGTATCTGCTCCCGCTCTGCCTTTGGTGTTTCTCCTGTCACACAGGCGGCACTGATCCCTTCGCGCCTAAGTGAATCTGCTATGGCGTGAGCATGGTGAACACCAGTGCAGAAGAATAGCCATGACTTGCGATCCTCGGCCAGGGCGATCACTTCTTTGATGACACTATCATTGTTCTCATCAGTATCGACGGCAGCTTGCAGTTCGCTCTCAATGAACTCTCCGCCGCGCTTGTGTACGCCTGACAAATCGTAATTGGTCTTGGTGATCTTGGAACTAAGCGGGGCAAGAAAACCCTTCTGGATCAGTTCTTCAATGGTCACAGGGTCGAGTAAGTCATCAAAGATGGCTGGCTTATCTGTAATCAGCCCATGCCCTAAGCGATATGGCGTGGCCGTCAGCCCAACCACTCGCATGGATGGATTGATAACCAGTAACGCATCCAGAAATGCGCGGTACATGCCAATCGCCTTATGATTGACCAAGTGGCACTCATCGATAATGCAAATGTCAATGTGGCCTACACGGCTGGATTTGCTCCAGATCGACTGAATGCCAGCAAAGGTTATGGGTTCGCCAAGCTGCTTTCTGCGCATCCCAGCCGAATAAATACCCATAGGCGCACCAGGCCAATGCTGGCGCATTTTCTCGGCGTTCTGCTCAATCAGTTCCTTTACATGGGTCAGCATCATAATTTTAGTGTCAGGCCAACTCTGCACAGCATTCTTACAAAATGCAGCAACAATATGACTCTTGCCTGATCCCGTAGGCAGCACCAAACATGGGTTGCCTTTGTTGTTGCCCATCCACTTATATAGATCATCTATGGCGCGTTGTTGGTATGGCCTAAGCATAATTTTATCCGTTCAAAATCTAAATTGTTCCGTCGGTTTTTAAATTAATATTTTCAAGCCAGTCAATAATTTGCCACCCAGTACACCAAGGCCTAGGTGTTTTTTTGGGACCGCAAGCGCCTATGTTAACATATCCAAGTTCGTTTTTCTCAATGGCAGATTGCAAATATGCTTTTGGGATTCCAAGTTGGATAGACCAATTTGTCACTGACAACATTATTGGGATTTCGACCAATCTAGCCGTCAACTGACGGCCCCTATAATCACTATATTCAACGCTTTTCTTTACATCCTTAATCTTACCATTTTTATGCCTTATGTTGTGCTTTGGCTGTTGTGCGATGATCGCGTTGCGTTCAGCTTCAAGAACCTCTTTTCTGGTTTCGAAATGTTCAAGGGTGATTTTAGATACATTTTGCCACCACGAAGAGTGTATACTATGTTCTTTAATCCTCTGACTGATTCTGCTTGAGACACCTACATAAAGCAAATTGTCCTTTGCATCAAAATGCCTGTATAAAGTTTGCGTCACCCCACTACCTCCGCATCAGGAAACAGCGCCTTAACCGACAGAACCACAGGATCATCCAGAGCCTCTGGGTTGACGAGTATCTCACTGCTTTTGTAGCCACCTTTGCCATTGACAACCCACTTGTCGCCAATCTTCCACTTGACGCTGTGACCATCGTCTGAGCCTTCCATGACCCACGGGACCATGTCTGGGTGCAGGATGTGGTCATCGCAGCCTTGGTGCTGAAAATCCTCTGGGATGGCATCTGCATCGTGACGCTCACACCTCCATGTGGAATCCGGCATTGCCGTACTATGCGCACAGGTGCGGCAGTTAACCCGCTTGGTCGGTTCCTGCTTGTGGCAAAAGCTGTGTGCAGGGCAGAACTTGCACTGATACCAACTAGGGTCGGCGCTGACAGGCTCAGGCATCCTGTCGGACATGGCAATCCGCTTGCCCTTGATGATGGCTTCCTCTGCTACGCTACTAGCGTATTTTACCCGCTCTGTATAAATGCGGTCATCGTCCTTGCAGACTGCCAGATAAAGCGCACGTTGTATCTCGGTCCCGTGCATGTAAACTTGCATCTGGATATAGTGCATGGGCTTGGATTTCTCGACACCGTTCTTGACCATGTCATCAAACGACTTCTTTGAGTGCGTCTTAAACTCTGCCACATGCCTTGCCTTGGGAGCCTCTGGCACACCGCTTTCGATCACGCCATCCAGACTGCCGCTGACATGGTGTCCGAAATCGACCCGCCTCTGGCTTGATCTAATGTCAATGCCAATGTTGCGAAGGTCGCGAATGATTGTATCTTCTTCTTTATGGCCTCGGCGGAACAAGCGCAGTATCCGGCCATCAAACTCTTCTACAACTGCCCAGCGAAAATTAATCCAAAGCCACCTATCGCAGTGATGGCCCAAGAGACTTACGCCCATGTGAGGGCGTGGCTTTGATGGCTTGCTTGAATGGTATTGATCTATCATCGTTGCGATGGTATTAACTGGATCGGGCAGTTTGCTCATTGTATTCTCCTTTCCTACAAAACTTCCCCCGCCCTAGTGATAGAGCGGGGGTTTTTGTTTACTTGGCCCAAGGTGGCTTTGCGCCGCCAGGTTGAGCGGTAGGCTCTGGAGAAGATGTTACCTGTGGCAATGCGCCACTAGCCGACTTAAACCCGCCAACTTCATTACGGGCATCGCCATAACCATTGGTAATGTCTTGTGCTGTCGGCTGGCGAATCTTTACGCGGATGCAAATGCTCCCACCAATAAGTTCATCGCTGTCGTTTATCTTAGCCAAGCCAACAGCCCTCATGATCTCACCAAGCTGCTGCCTACCAATTTCCTCCGCCTTTTGGCTTTGGTTGCGGACATTGACAGTGCCAAAAACAACGCGGCCTTGATGCGTCGGCCCAGTGATATCATACCGCATATCAATCTTCTGACCTGTGCCTGACTTAGTATTGTTCAGTTCAGCCTTGGTGATAGTGGCGTTGTACCAGCCTTCTGGAACCAGATCATAAGAACGATCCGAAACTGGGAGGCTGTCTGTCGAAAATGTTTCACCTAAAAATGCCATGTCTTAATCCTTTGCTACGATAGTGAATGATGGACGCCCTGGTGTAGATGTAATGGCGTCTAGTAGTGGGGTAGTGATTGCTGGGTCAGTTGACTTCCAGATTGCCGCATTGATCTCCGGCTTCCACCGGAAAAGGCATTCTAGATGTGCAAGCAGCCCATGCTCTGCCGCGATCTCTTGCAGCTTATCGCTGTTGATCCTGCGATTGATCCGGCCTTCGATCTTGATCTTATAGCCGTCAGCCTCAAAGTTAGCGGTCTTGTCCAAGGTCGGTGGGACGTTAAACTGCGCCACCATCTGATCCTCCAGTTCACGGCGCTTTGCGGTTGCGTCAGCTTCTGCGGCTTTGGCGGTTAGCCATTGTTGGTAGAGGGTCACGACACACCTCCAATCTTACGAATGATCTCGCCAAGGTCAGGCGACTCCCATGCGTTCAACTTTCCTGAACGATCCTTAGCTAGCCACAGACCATCGCTGTCGCACATAATGGCGCGTTGGCTGTTGCCGTCCGCATCACGCTCGACCCGTAGGGCAAGGACTTCGTCAAAGAAGTAAGGCAGACCCTGCGTCAAGGATTTCCCTGGCATCGATGGGTTGTAAAGCAACTTGCCCATTTCGTCGGTGGACTTCTCTAGCTTGGCGCTCATGTAGACATGCTTGCCAGGAAGATCACGGAACGCACGGATCAGTTCCTGCATTATTGTGTTAAGTTCACCATAGGCAGCGCGGCCATCTTTGTTTGTGCGCAATTCATGCTGCAATACCACCTCAGCAACTTCGCTGATACTGTCGAGTGCAACGCTTTCAAAGCCAGCGGCTTCTTCGCTGTCCCTGGACCACGCATACGCCTCGCGTAAATCTTCCATGTTCTTAATTTCAATGTAAGATAGATTGGCGTCTTGGATGGACAACAGCCCACCTTCTGCCGACAACACAATTGGGTTTGGCAGTGTGCGGATAAGAGATGTCTTCCCCGATCCTGCCTGACCGTAAACGAGCAGCTTAACGCCATTGGCAGTTAGCCCTCCGGTCTTCTTCAGATTAATAGCCATTGAAGGCTCCTTTCGTTTCAGCACAAATCGGACAATCCAGTTAGTGCGTGGAATTGCCTTTACAGCCACATGCCAGCTATGTAAAGGGGAAAAATCACATTAAAAAGGAGATAGTCAGTGGTCGAGATAAGCTGGATTAAAGAAGGGCTGTTGGATAGACGCCCCAAGGTTGTGGCTGAACGCACTGGCCTTCATGTAAACACCGTCACACGCATCAGGGATGGTAAGGAAGACAACCCCAAGATCGACACGCTTAATCGGCTGGCGCGTTATTTGATTGGGGAAGGTGAATGACACCCAAAGAAAAGAACCTCGCCGACATTGGCGAAATAGCATATAAATATGGATACACCGCTGAAGACATCCTCGGTAAAAGCAGATACAAAAGATTGGTTATGGTGCGGCGTGAGTGCGTAGGAATGCTACGCGCCAAAGGCTACTCAACGACAGAGATAGGGCGGATAATGGACAGGAATCATAGTACAATAGTGCATTCATTACAGACTTTGGCGGTGGCGAATGGCTGATCTAACAAACATCTTTGGCGGCTCATGGACACCACCAGCAGAGATTAAAGCAGACCCACCAGAACTACAGCTTCGCGATGCCATAGAGCAGGGCGGTTTAACGCCACCAAAGGACATTGTTCTTGATGGCAAGATGCACAGGTTCAATTCTGGCAGCAAAGGTAAGTCGGGCCACGACAAGTCCGGCTGGTATGTTGCATACGCTGATGGCGTACCCGCTGGCCGCTTTGGCTGCTGGAGGGCTGGCATGGAGATGACTTGGAGAGCGGACATTGGCCGCAAACTGACATCATCTGAGGAGATGGCTAACCTACGCCGCATGAACGAGGCCAAGGCCACGCGGGACGCTGAACTAACCAAATCGCGGGAGGTGGCATCTAACACCGTCGAGAAGATATGGGCAGAAGCGGCAGCAGCACACCAAGATCATCCCTACCTATCCCGCAAGGGCATAGGCGTTAACGGCGCAAGAGTGACGGGTGACGGACGGCTGGTTGTGCCTCTGTACAATCCCAACGGCACTTTATCCTCGCTCCAGTACATCGATCATGAAGGTGGCAAGCTTTACCATGCAGGGGGCCAGACAGGCGGCTGCTCATGGATGGTCGGGACAATGGATGACAATGGCGTTCTGTATGTAGCTGAGGGCTACGCCACAGCAGCCACTATCCATCAGGTAACAGGTCGCCCATGCATAGTAGCCTATTCCGCGTCCAACCTTGTGCCTGTCACTGGATCGGCACGGGAGAAGTACGGTCCAACCCAAGAGATTGTGATTGTGGCTGACAATGATGCGTCCAACACAGGGCAAAAGTATGCTGACCAAGCATCAGCTAAGTTTGGGGCGCGGACCATAATGCCACCCACCCAGGGCGATGCGAACGACTATGTGGCATGGGGTGGCGATCTTGCGGTCCTTCTGATTCCACCAGTTTCTGATTGGCTTATCCCAGCCGACGAGTTCTGTACAAGTCCTGCACCCATCAAGTGGATGGTCAAGCACTGGATACAGGAAGATGCCCTTATTATGATCCACGGTCCGTCAGGTGGCGGCAAGACCTTCGTGGCCCTTGATTGGTGTCTGCACATAGCCTCTGGTATTCCCATTTGGAACGGACACAGGGTTAAGAGTGGCCCAGTGGTCTATCTGGCTGGCGAAGGTCATCATGGCTTGCGTTCGCGTATCGCTGCATGGAAACAGCATCACGGGGTGTCCGGCATCAATATGTGGCTGTCAAAGGCTGGCTGTGATCTCAATACACCGGAAGGCTACATGAAGGTGGTCGAGGCTATCAGGGCGCTACCAGAGGTTCCAAAGGTTATTGTGGTCGATACTCTGCACAGGTTCCTGAGCGGCGACGAGAATAGCGCCCAGGATGCCAAAACAATGATCGATGCCTGTGCTGCGCTTATGCGTGAGTTCAATTGCAGTATCATCCTTGTGCATCACACTGGCGTGTCAGATGAGGCCCAACACCGTGCGCGTGGATCGTCTGCATGGAAAGGCGCGTTGGAGATAGAGATCAGTGTTGTGCCAGCTAAGGGCGACGGCCCTATCCAGATCGTACAGCGCAAGTCCAAGGATGCTGAAGAGGCAAAGCCTGTTTATGCTGTACTGGAACTTGTACAAATCAACGGCTGGCTTGATGAGGATGGTGAGCCTGTGTCAAGTGCAGTCATTGTGCAGACTGAAGCTCCGCCTGAGACACGCAAAGAGGCAAAGCATACAAACTATTTCAAGATATTTGATGGTGCTTGGCACAAGTCTGGCTGTGAAGTTAAGGATGACAAGCCGTATCTATCTCGCTCTGCCCTGATAGAACATATCATGAAAGAGGGCTTGGCTAAGAACGAAGATGCGGCAAAGAAGATGTGTCAGGAAAGCCAAACCAGTAGGCTAATTGGTACGCTCGTTGTGAGCGAAATGGTCAGCAGACATGAGCATGGTTGGGTGGTAATTTGTCCCGATAATGCCTCCTCAATGATGATTTCAAGAAGTGACTATAAATAGGGGGTGGACAAGGGTGGACAAAGGTGGACAAAAAAGAATTTGTCCAGTCAAAGTGACGCTTTTCTGCCGTTTTTAAAGGTGGGTGGACAAAAAGGTGGACAAGGTGGGGGCAAGGTAGGCAGGGGTGGACGGACAGGACAACACACCTATAGGTGTTGTCCACTTGTCCACTCTGTCCTGCGGGGTGTCCTGACCACTTGTCATTGAACCTCTGGTGAGGTAGAATTGGGTATGCTTGAAAGGAAAATTATGACTAAGAATAATAATGAAGATTGTGGTCGGTGTTTATTCTTTCATGGAAGCCCTTCTGGTAGCCACGGGTTCTGCAAAAGATTTCCACCCGTGTTCACGAACATGGACAACGAAGGTAGAGCCAAGTTCTTTAACCCAGTGACCTCACCCTTCAATTGGTGTGGCGAGTTCGAGGAAGAATAATGTTAGCGGTAAAACTTGACACCAGTGATCTAGATCGGAAGTTCGCTCTCCTGATGGAGATGCCAGGTCTGATTGAGAAAGCTGTTGTTGGGGCGATGAGCGAAACGGTGAACGATGTTCACGCTGCTCAGTTACAAGATATGAAGCTGTCTCTTGATCGACCTACGCCTTGGTTGCAGAAGGGGCTTATCAAATCACTGCCTTATGGTCGCGATGCTCAGTTTGGCGGTAAGCGGCTGGGCCAGACACTTGCCAAGTCAGGAACGTACTTTGAAGAGTTTCCTGTTGGGCGTTCGCCTAGCGATGTGATCAAGCCACATGTGTTCGGTGGGGGCCGTAGGCAGAAGGCTAACGAAAAGCGGCTGCAAAGTATTGGTGCGTTGCCTATGGGTGGCTATGCTATCATGGGTCGCGAGTATCCACGCAACAACTTTGGTAACATCCCTGGCTCTGTGTACAGTCGTATGCTGGCGGACCTTGGGACTATCCCCACTGCTAAGGCTGGCAAGAAGCGTGAGGCTAAAGCTGCTCAGTTCTTTGTCATGACGGCAGAGGGTTCTAGTACGCCTACACATATTGCAGAGCGTGTTGGTAAGGACTTGAGAACAGTGCTTGTGTTTACGCAAGGTGTGAACTATCAAAAGCGATATGACTATTACAAGGTCGGTAAGGATCAGTTGGCATACAGCCTTCCTCGCCACTTTGACCGGATATTAAATAGATATATGAGTAGGCTTTAATATGAACGATAACCTGATAGAGTGGGAAGGTCCGCAACATCTGTTTGCTACCAACCTGTTGAACGACCTTATGGTGATCCTGGGCAATGCAGCTACCAATGGCATTGATGTGATGGATAGCGAAGGTTTACCGATCTACGACTTTGAATACTGGTCACGCGAGTGCGCCAAGGCGCTGGGCGTAAGGAAAATTGCCCCGTAAATCGTATGGGGGCCGCGGACCCGCTAAATCGTATAGGGGGGTGGGCCAGCCCATAAATCGTATGGGGGGGGCATATCCCATAAATCGTATGGGGGGGTTGGTTGCAATCCTACCCTGCCGCGCAACATTCGGTCGCGCAATAATATTACTTTGGCTTGCAACAATGTTGCTTGAGCCTATCCCCAAATATGGCGCATATATATAAGGCCGAAAACGGCCATTGGCCGCGCCTTGCAAATTATTTTCATATTGATGCATTTTTATGTTGACGCGACCATTGGCCGTGTTACTAGGGCGTTAGTAACAATAAAAATAAGGATTTTATCAAATGACAACTTATCAAACAATTTGCGCTGTACTGTTGCTAACATCGTTTTTTATCGGCGTTCCTGCTGTTATTCTTGTCGACATTTATTCGCGCAACAAACGCGCCTCTTAATTTTAACATTAGAATAAGGATTTAATATTATGACTAACGAAACTTTTGGCTTAATTGTAATTGCTATTTCATTGGCGTTTTTTGCGGCAACACTAATATTTGGCGCGGCTCTTTTGGCAGGGCATGTTGCGCTTGCCATATTGTTGGCTTGCATGTTCGGCATGGGAATAGGCGTTTCAATAATTGAACGCGATTGATCAATAACTTTTAATATAAGGATTGTTTAATATGTTAATGCAAACGAAACCGATTAACACCCTGGCATTTGATATCACTGGTTTGTCATTTGAGCTTCAAATGCAAATCCTATCAAGCGAAAAAAACCGTTCTTTATTTTCGCGCTTTCCCGAAAAATTGCTAGGCGTCGATACAAACGCAAAAACGATTAAGGGTGAAAAATACGGGATAAAAACCGCTATCCTTTATTTGATGCCAGCAATGGGAAGCGGTGTTCAATTGTGCGCAAATGCTAAAATAGCAGGGTGTGAAAAGCCTTGCCTGTTTGTTGCTGGTCGCGGTGCTATGAATAGCGTTATGCTATCTCGTTTGCGCAAAACCCTTTATTTTAACCAGTTTCGCGAATTGTTTATGGCGCAATTATCCAGAGAAGTTGCGCTTGAAAAGGCAAAGGCAAAGCGCAAAGGATATATATTGATTGTGCGCCCTAATGGCACAAGCGATATTAGATATGAAAATATCCCCGTGCTAGGCTTTGACAATATAATGGCGCTTCACAGCGATGTTCAATGGTATGATTATACTAAGCTAGCAAATAGACGCAATATTCCCGCAAACTATGATCTCACCTTTTCATATAGCGGTTTGCCAGCCTATGCGCCATTTGTGGCCAAGGCGGTTGCCAATGGCGAGCGGATTGCGGTTGTATTTCGAAACCGCGCAATAGTTGAGCAAATGCTAGCCAATGGCGAAACGTTTTTAGGCTTGCCCCTGGTTGACGGGGATAACACCGATATAAGACACCTTGACCCGAAAAATACAATTGTCGCTTTATATGCCAAAGGCAAAGCAAAGCGAGACACAAGCGGTTTTGTTGTAGGATAATTTTAAACAGTGAAAGGATAGTTTGATATGATAAAGGCAATACATACACCCGGACCTTGGGTTTTGTTAGGCAACAGGATTTGCACAAATAGGGAAAACGAAATTGCGCAAATAATACGTTATGGCGCATGGTTTGGCGGTGGCACACCCTATGGTTTGGAAAACCCTATAGGTGACGCAAACGCGCATTTAATTGCTGCTGCCCCTGATTTGCTGTTGGCGCTTGAGGCATTGCTAGCGGATGCATTGCAAATAGGCTTGGCAGATAGCGATCTATCAGGCGTTGCAATCCAGGCAAAAGAGGCAATCAATAAGGCAAGGGGCAAATCACTATGAAAAGCTTTATTGTTAAGGATAGCTTGCTAGGCAATGCCTACAATCCCGAAAGCATCAATCAATCAATTGCTGCGCATAACAGGCGATCAAGCGATAAGATAGGCAAGCGCGAAGCTAGGCTTATTCATGCCTTACTAAAGGGGCGTTTAGTTTATGAATAATGATCTCAAGCAATGGCGCAAAGCTCGCGCCCTAACACAAGAACAAGCGGCACAGGCATTAGGGATATCTCCCCGGCATATGCAAAGGCTTGAGGCTGGTCATAGGCGCATAACGCAAACAGTTGAGCGATTGCTGGCAATCCTTTAAACACCTAACACCGAAAGCAAATTGACCCGGCCTTAGCGCCGGGTTTTTTTGTGCCTATCGCATAGGGATATAAGCCAGCCCCATAGAAGCGATTTAAGGCAAGGCCTTTGCGCCTAGCCATATAGGTAGATAGGCCTTTCATGTTGACGCCCTAGCGGCCTTTTATGGGCGTCTATGGCCCTATCTGTGGCCCTATAGAAAATAGGTTCTATCAGGAGGATGGCCCCTGCGGGTGATTAGGAG